CATTTCTATCTCCTTAAAATTGTTAATGTTTCTTTATCAAAATATTTCATTAAGTCTTGTTTTTGTACGCCAAATTTCTTTGCAGCTGCATTAACATTTTTTTCAAAATTAGCAATTACATCTGCGTCCCTATCAGCGGCTTTAAAAACCATATCTACAGCACGTTTCATTCTAGGAGTTAATTTATTATACTGCCTAGTACGCTTGTAGTCGTTAGCTTCAGTAATCTGTTCTTTTATAAAATTACTGAGCCACTTCATCACTTGGTACCTCTGGTGCTGGTGTTTCTGCAGCCTGATCATTACCTGTAAAAGGATTAGCTTCAGGTGCTTGTACACCTTGCTGTCCTGTGAATACAGATTTAGCCACATCAACTTTAGCATCATCTAAGGCACTAGAAACTTTATCAGCAAGAGCATTTTTAATGTCTTCTCCTGCTTGTTTACTGTTGCCTTTTTCCAAGTTATTTACAAATTTGTCTAAATTTTCTTTACTCATATTATATATTTATCTCCTTATGTAGTGCTTTTATACGAATCTCTAGCTTTCATTTCAGCGTCTTTAAAATCTTTTTTGTCTGCTTTTTGTTTAACGCTTATACTATCTTTTTGTTTTACTGTTGCCGTTTCTTTTTCTTTCCTAGGCCCACCTGCCCCATTCGTTGTGCCAGGGACTGTTTCAGATTGCTCGGGCTCGGCACCTTCTTCTTCAATTTGCTGATTAATGTCGTTAATTTCTTGTTCATTTTGTTTTAATATTTTGGTTCTAATATACTCGTTAGAAAAATATTTACCAACGTATCCTTCTAATTGTTGTGCTAATAATACCCGTTCTCTCATCATTTCGCTTTGTTTTAACTCAGCAAAATATCCATCTTGTAAGAAAGTAAATGTAATATCTCCTTGCATTGCATCCCATTCTTCTGGCGCAATAACCCCTTTTAAGATTAATTGCGTTTTCAGTATGTCATGGAATAACATACAAAATTTCTTTCTTAAACGACCTACAAATTTAGTAAACTTAACTTCATCTCTACTAATTTCTGCAGCCCGACCAAGGTTAAAACCTTGACCACCTTCTAATCTACTAATTGGTATGTTTAATGAACGATATAATTTCTTTTGGAAATATTCTATATCAGCAATCTCACCCAAGTTTTGTCCACCTGGTAAAGTAGTAATTTCAGTTCCTCTCCCACCTTCTCTACGAGGTAACCAAAAGTCTTCTAACATACTCATATAATTTCTGTCATCTCTTATTTCACCAGTAGAAGCGTCATAGACTAACTTATTTCTATATCTAGCCATAACATCTCTTAAATATTGTTCAGCTTTGATTTTAGGTAAGTTACCTACATCTATATAAAATATTCTTCTTTCAGGTGCTCTAGCAATTCTGTATATTACAACAGCGTCTTCAATCATTCTTAATTGATTGACAGGTTTAATTGCTTTGTGTAAATAAGATAAAACCTGATTTTTTTGCTGGTCTATAAGACCAGAAGGACAATAAGTAATAGCGTCTGTAGCTATTCTTAACCCACCTGCATTTGATGTAGAAGATGGATGTATTCCTCTTTCATTGAATATATAATATTCCTGAAATTTATTCTCAAAGGCAAACGAACTTGGCATACCGTCCGTTCTTTGTTTTCTTATTTCTCTAATTTTTTTGATCTTTCTAGGATCAATATATCTTAATTCTGATACACCAAGTCTTGGTGAATCTTTATCTATAATTTTGTGATAGTATAATCTACCGTCCACATACCATCTTCTAAAGATGTCGTGGCCTTTAATATCAAAATTTAATAACTTTAATACTTCACCAAAAGAATCTCTTATTTTCTTTTTGATTGAATCACTATATTCTATTTTACTTAAATCTAATTGTACAGATTGTTGATTTTCATTTGATACAATTGCCTCAGATATTATATCCTCAATTGCAAGATCACACTCGGGATGGAGTGATACTTCTCTATATCTTCTAATTAAATCTAACTCATTACGAGCAGTAGCATCAAATCCTCCATAAGACGCAAAAAACCCACCAGCGGGGACGGTTTGTGTACCGTCTTCCGCTTGAGGTGGAACTATATTTTGTCTTGGATCGGTTGATGGACTTTTCAGTCGTTCTATCTTAAACCCAAACAGTTCAGCCATAATCTATTTTCTCCTATTACTATTAATACTTATAATGGTATTAACTAGTAGTATTTGTTTCAAAGTATTGGTATCTATGAGTAGCAGTAAAACTTTCTATAGTATTATTGTCCCCATATGATAATGCAATATCATCTAAAGTTGTTGGAAACATTCCTCTAAATGTATATGATTTAATCACGTTACCGTTACGGTCTAATTGGTCAACAAATGAGTCAACTTGATAATCTACAGGATTAACTAATCCTTCGTTATCTGACATATTGTTAATACCATTCAACCATCTTTCGTAAGCATTACGTATTAGGAAGTTAGTATCATTTAAAATAGTAGTAGTCCATGTAGCAAATGTTCTATCACCTGCAACATATAACTCCCTACCTCTAAATGGTACAGCTACTTCCGCAACTGTCATACCTGGCAAAGCTGTTGATGTAGTTAAGAAAGACATTGTTTCAGTCTCCCCACCTACAGCAGCAAATCCAGGGAAAGGCATAGTCACTCTAAATTGGTTAGCACGAGCGCCGCCGCCTCTTAATTTGGCTTTAAAATCATTTATATTTGGCATTTATTCCTCCTACGCTCCCACCACTTCTTCAAAAGCAACACCTGTTCTAGTCGCTACGAATTGTAGTTGTATAAAGTTAATTGATCTATTTGGTTTAACAAAAATGTCTGCCTTAAACTCATTTCTATCAATGACAGCAGCAGTATTATTTGAAGTATCACATACTACTAAAAAGTCTGTAACTCCACGTCTACCTTGTACATCTCTTAAAAATGGTTCAATTATATTTCTAAATTGTGCTCTAGTGAACTCATCATTGAACTCAAATAGTTGAAATTTAGAAGCAGTTGAGATTGCTTTTTCTAAAACGATAAACAATCTTCTAACATTTATTCTATCAAACGCTGACGGAGTAGATAATCCTGTTTTGTCTCCGAACAATACTGTTCCTTGACCTGGTAAAGTTACCACTGGATTGATTCTAGCTCTGTACAACTCATCTCTTTGTGTTTTGGCAGGGTTGAAAGCAAGTTTAACTGCCCCTCTAATTACTCCTCTGTTGAAACCAGCAGGTGAGAACCAAGAGTCTGCAATCATATCTGTTCTTGCAGCCAATCCAGCAATATCTCCATTCAATGGAATATATCTAAACACGTCATTGTATTTGTCGTAAGTATATTTGTAACCACTGTCAAATACAACATATGAAGATGATCTAACAGTATTAAAGAATGACTTAACATTACTTAATTGTGTATTAGAATTAGTCACGTTAACTACGTCTGATCTTTCAGGTGAACAAAATACAACAGCGTCTTTTCTATTTTCAGCAATTGTGATTAAGTTATCTACGTGAGTAGCGCCACCTTTTCCAGAGATGATTAAATTAACATCTACTGTATCAGCGTCATTATATTTTTCATATGCAGTTTTTAATTCAGCAGTTGTAGCTGTTGAACCATCTGCACCATCAACAAGTGATCTACTATATGGTGCTGAAAGAGCTGTGGAAGTTGTTCCAGAAGCTGTACTGCCCCAATTTGAACCAGTTGCAATGTGATCCATCCAGTAAATGTATTGTGATTGATTATAAATTACATCTGGATAATAATTAACGCCACCTTGTGCTGTTTTAGCGTCAGAAGCTTTTGATACTGAATCATAAACTTCTAAAACTTCGCCAGCAGTACCTGTAACACCACCATCTTCATCTATAATTACAATGTGAAGTTCGTCATTTACTCCACTTCTTGTAGAAGTATATGTTGAAGTACCTGGTGCTTTATCTACTAGGTCATAATATTGCCATCTTCTTCTTACTTGTGAGCCATTTGCAACAGCTGTGTGTGTTCCGCCTGTACCTGAAGGGTGTCTTACGAAAGTTAAAGTGTTTGTTGAAACACCAGTAACTCTATATTCGTGCCCACCAGATTCGCCGAAGTTAACAATATCACCTACATTAAAATCAGTTCCTGATGTTAATA